CACTTGCTCTACCACCAAAAGTCTTGAGACGTGCGCCAGCAGGACGAACCTCTGACGTATCCCATTGGGGTACTTGTCCTGCGTAAAGGAGAGAGATTAGTTCACGCAGAGATTTGGCCCAGCCCGGACGTGAGTCGCCAACCTTGATAACAGTATCGGTACTGTGCATATCTTCGTTGACGATTGGCAGCTTATCTGTGTGGTGTCTTTCCACAGAGAAGCCTACACCAGTGCCGCACATGAGGATGTACATCGTCTCGTCAAAGGCACGAGGGTTATCCACTGGTACGTAGGAGCAGTTGTAACCACCTACATGACAACGGTCAAGTGCAGGACCGGCGGTCATCAACGCTCTCATGCTTGGCATGATGTCTTGGTTTAACACAGCCTCTTCAAGTTCATTGCGCAGTTCATCCGACAGGACGTACTCGTGCTTGCTGTTGAGATGTTGTGTCATATAATCAAAGTATCGTGCGACTGTTTCACTCCATGTCTCACGACGCTGTTCATCTTCTTTCCATCGGGCATACCGGGAAAGTGCAATAAAGTTCTGATAGTCTGTAGGCAGGTAGTTGTTCATCTCTCACTCCGTTATCGTTCTAATTGTTCTTATGTCAGCGCCTTCTACATCATAGAAGTACTCCGCTATACCATCCTCTATTTCTTCTCCAACCTGACCATCAGCAGGTACAGGGTATTCTTCTTCGTCAATGTCTAGGGTAATGAATACTTTAACTCTCATCACTAGCCGCCACATCTTCTCTTAAAGCAGTAAGATACCACTGTGCTTTGTCCAAGTCCTCTAATGGTTTACCTTTATAATCAAACCGCCACATGTATTTCATAATGTTACCCTGTAGGTAATACTTGAAGTTTGGTCCTAGTGCAGCCTGAATAGCAGCAATACACTCAATGCCAGACTGATTGTAATGTGCAGGACTGTTGACCATATCTGTCTTTGTATCAGACAATTTCTTTGTGTAGTATTCGTCCATCAATTCCTCCTCATCTTCTGCTGCTCTGTTTTTCATGTATTCCTCGTGTCTCATGCAGAACCTCCTGTCTTACTGTTAAATGTCAGGTGAACTACATTGCCGTCATACTCTTTCTCAACACCCAACTCTTCTTCTAGTTCTACATCAATCTCCATCTCATTGTCAATGACTTTTAGTACGTACTCGTGTATAATGTTACGAATATTATCTGCCTGTTCCATAACTGGAACGCTTGCACACATCATTTTACAGAAGTGCATAATCTGACCGTAATCTTCATCATACATAGGGTTGTCTGGAAAAGCTAATATAGATATATCTATCTCTCCATCCCAATTGCCGTTCTCATCAGCAGAAGGACGAACTCTTATAATAAAGTCTTCATTGTTAATATTATCAAACACTTCTTCTCGACTCATTTTTTTGCTCTCCTCTTTACTGTTGAATTTTTATGATGTATAAATATTGGATGGTTATCTTTACCTTTTTCTTTTATCCAATCTTCTGGTATGATACGATCATAGTATCTAAAATTATTTTTTATACACCACATAGCATAAGTAGTTTTTGAACCCTTACGTATTTTGTTTTGGCTGTTTTCAAACACAAAACGTATGTCAAGGTTAGGGTGTTGTTTACGTACAAGCACGTGCTTTCGTCTATCTGCTATAGTAAATCTACCCTTAACCTCAATGATGATGCCGTTATTAAGTATAAAGTCAGGCGTATAAGTTCTGTATGCTATGTCTTCCCACTCAATTTTAGTGGTTTCGTACTTAAACTTTACTCTGTCTGACTTTAACTTATCTGAGATAACCATCTCAAGATTACTGCGATATCCGTACTTACGGGCTATTCTCCACGAATTATGGTACAACTACATCTCCTATATAACTTACCATAGGTGGCGTTTTAGCCTGTGACATAACAGAACTTCTCTCTGTTAGGCCATCCCAACAATCAAAACGATAAGCGCAAAACCTACACCCATCATTAAGAACTTTATTACCTGTCTCTTTACCTCTAAACTTTTCTGGTACAGGTTGAAAACATCTTTCAAATTTATTCTCCTTTACTGTGTCTGCTGTTTTTTGTATCTTAGCTATTTCTGTGTCTAAGTCAAGTCCTGATGCTGGTACATACTTAAAATTTCCATTAGCTTTGTTGACAACCCACCAGCCACCAACCTTCTTTCCAGAAGCCTTGGCATAACCTGCAAGTTGACTTACGTAGCCAAACCCATCTCCAGCAGCAAGTTTTTCATATGACTCAAACTTGTTACGATAGGACCAATCTGAAGCTGACTTAACATCATCAACAGCACCATCAATAACAATATCATATGTTCCATTAACGGATGTGCCATCCAATTCAAGTGTGACATGTTCAGGGTCTTCATACTTAACTCCTGCTTCTTTTAACAGTCCTTTGAACACAGCCTCTACGATATCGCCAAGCATCATGTTCATTACAAATGTATTTGGTAGTGGTCGTGCTGCCTCTGGCTTGTTCTTGTCGTACCAGAGTTGGCAAGTGGGGCGACCTACATTAGACATACGCAACTTGAAGTCGCCCCTCTTTTTTCCACTGCCAAACTGCTTACGTAGTGCTTCAGAGATGTCGTCAGCCACCTGTTTAATAGTAGCATCGGACATTTCTGTTTTACCATGTGTAGCATCTTCCATGTACTTGTACAGGGATAGTTCGGCAGGATGATGCATTATGCTACCTCTTCATCGTCAAGTTCGATATCAACAATATCATCGACAACTTCTACATCATCTTCTTCCATCTTTGCACTACGCTTTTCTTCCCAATCCTTGAGGATATAATTATTGTAATTATCCACCCAAGACATAAAGTCAGCCAGCAGTTCATTGTCTTCTGGCTCTGGATCAATAGACACGCTAGTATCTAGTGAAGCCACTGGCACGTAGTAGGATGCGCCGGTAGGGATTTTACGCTCACTGGTATTAGCAGTGATAGTGTGAAAGATAGGAAGCCTCTGCTGCTTTGCGAGAGCAGTAAAACACCCACCAATTTCTTTGAAGGCATCTTTGTTATCAATCTCCCAGATGAATGGTGTTGTTGCTAATTCAACAGCATTGCCCCGCTCATCAGTTGGATTGATCATATCTACCATACCAAACACAGCCCGTACACGTTTAATAGAACGCAGAAGGTCTTGTGTTTCTTTTGGTAGAGCATTCCAGTCCTTAATAAAACCCGAAGACTTACCACAGTTAAACGTACCTGCATTGTCTTTCAGATCATTCTCAAGGTTATCGGACATCACTGTTTTGATATACCGATTAGGATTCTTAGCATCTCCTTGAATAAAACGCTTATGCATAAAGCGTTGCATAAACGGGCGTATCTTCACAGAAGATGCATAGTAGGTTGGGCCATCAGGGATATCCAGCTTATAGGCTCCACCCTCGACTACTTCAACATTGACAGTCTTACCATTAACCTCCGCTGGCCCCATGATTGGGGTATGGTTAATGCGTAGACGTGCCAGTGAACTAGAGGATGAGGTAGTTTTTTCATGCGCTGTTCCCATCAGTTTAGCCATTGCTGCATAGTCAGCAGTATTAATAGTTGTAATTTGCGTCATTCATTTTCTCCTTTTCATCGAATAGTGCATAGTTATATCACGCTACGTCTTTGGTGTCAAGCCAGTTTGAACCTATTTTTGATTCTAATAGTAGGGGTACATTAAAGTCTATTCCCCATCGTGTTGTAATCAAATTAGGTAACTCCCTGTTTGTAGTATTAATTGCTTCTATGACTGCCCTCTCTTCATCAGGGTGGACATCAATAACAATCGAATCGTGTACTGTATTTACCACACAAGACTTCATGCTGTCAAGCAGTTTATCAATATGTATCAGTGCAATTGGTACGATATCTGCTGTAGCAAAAGACTGCACAGGATAATTTTTGATCTGAGTAAAGTGTGATATGCGTCCACTTGACCTTCGTACAACGTCGGGAAACGAAAACTCACGTCCAGAGGGTGTTGTAATCTTTCCTGTATTTAACGCTTCCGTCGCCAAGGAAGAATGCCAATTGGCCACTCCCTTATACTTGTCTGTGAAGTGTTCGTAGTACGCTGCCTCTGCTTTTGTGCGACCATATCCCGATGCGCCATATAACGGCGCGAAAGTATGCGCCTTCGCATCCTGTCGGCTCGTAGGCTGACCAGCATCGGTAATAACTTTAGCGGTGTATGCGTGTACATCAAATCCAGTAGAAACTTCTTCAATTGCAACTCCATCCTGTGATAAGTAAGCAGCAGCACGAAACTCAAGCTGTGCAAAGTCAGCCTCAAGTATCTTGCCCCCATCCCATCGTGACACAAATACTTTCTTTACAGGGAACGTGCCGCCACGTGGCATGTTCTGCATATTAGGATTAGCACCAGACAGTCTGCCTGTAGATGTACGATGCTGTAACAGACTTACGTGCAGCATACCATCCTGCTTGGTGTAGTTCTTGATGCCATCAACAAACGATGACAGATATGTATCCACAGCACTTAGTCGTCTAACCTTTGACAAGAAGTCTGCTGCATCATCCATACCCTTAGACTTAGCACCTGCCTCTAGCAATTGCAAGTTATTCTTGCTAGTAGAGAAGCCGTTGGCAGATGCCCACTTAGCTGTAGGTGGCTTAAACTTAAAGCCAGCCTGTGTGTCCGTAGGATTAAACAAGTAGCCCTCTGTATGACATACAGGACACTTGCTTGGCTTGGCAAACGGCTCACCATTCTTCTTTATCTTACGTATGTAACCAGTGCCAGAACACTCCTTACACTGTACAGCATTAGTCCTGTACATACGCTGTGTTCGTGTAGCAACAAGCTGACGGAACTCTTTATCATCCATGTAAGGATCAATATGTACCGCCCAGTCGTTTTTATCAATAACCTTGCGACCATAGATAACCCATGACAATTGCTCTGGGCTGTTCAAGTTGATAGGTGTGTCGCCCATTACTTTACGGACATGAACCTGCAAGTCGTCAACAAGTTGACGCTTTTCCTGTTCAAATTCTTGACGTACATCCTCAAGCACGTCCAAGTCAACCTTGAACCCACGCTGATATATACGTGCCAGTGTGACACACACCTGATTGGTTAGTGTAACTGTATCCATCAGACTAGAACTGCTAGACTGTAGTTGGGCCATCTGTTTATTTGCCAGTTGCTGTGTCGCATGTATGTCAGCAGACTGATACTCTGTCAACTCATCAAGAGGAATAGTGCGTGTGCTGTAGCCCCTCTTGAAGTACTCTTTTAATGTATCCTGCTTCTTGGTATCCAGATCATATCTTTCAGCACACGCTTCAAGAGATAGTGGCTCCTTAATACCACGCTGTAATACGTATTCAGCCAGCATCGTGTCAAACACAGGGCCATCATACTTAAAGCCTGACTCCCACAGCCACATAAGATCATAGGCTGCATTATGGCAGATAAGCACTGTTGTCTTATCAAGGTGGCTCTGAACAAAGTCAAAAGACTCCTGATCAGGGGGTGATGCTTCTTCGTGATCAAAGACCACAATTTTTTCATCATCTTGATCAGTCAGCATGCCGACCATAGTCAGTGAGTTCTCTGGCTCAAATGGGTCAAGGTGTAACTTACCGTTACGTTCTGTCGTTGTATTCTCTACATCTAGAGTTAGTTTCATAATTTTTCTCCTTGTGATTTTCTAGGTATATCACAGCACTTTTTACTCTGTCAAGAGAATCTTTGAATGCGCCAAGAGCAGTATTACAGTGATGACACAACCATCCTCTAAATGTTTCAGTATCATGACAGTGATCAAGAACCCACGTTTTCAATCTTATCTGTCCTTTTTTTCCTATTTCATTTATTTTCCTATTACATATAGGACAAGCGTAGTTTTCGTCTGGGTACGGATTAGTTTTCTTTAATTCGTTTACAAGCCTAGATTGATCACGCGCACAGGTTCTACACTTCCTTTTTATTTCTCCTGACTTCATGTGAGTAAACTGATCAATAGGTTGAAGTTCGTTACAATTATTGCACACTAAACCATCAAGGACTTCTTCCTTAGTGAATGAGAAAAGTTCTTTTTGTGTCATGCTGTATACCTAGCTGTTCTATAGTCAAGCATGCAAGTAACATCTCCGTGCCATCCCGTCAGTTTGTTTTTCACAACATTCAAGTGACGTTCTGGGCTTTCATCATCCTGTCCTTGTATGGGTGGGTTCTTAGCAATCAGAACCATCAGATCGGCTTCAGCAGCCTTACCTGTACGTGAACCTTCCATCATAGACTGATTAAGGATAACCTTACCTTCTGCCTCTGCCGATAGCTGTGACATGTAGAACACGGCACACTCATGCTGCTTGGCAATCATACGCGCATGTATGGCATTAGCCTTTAGTGCCTCATCAGGACGAGAAAATCCACCTGTCTTAGCAAACTTATCACCCATGTCCAAGAGAACTATATCGGGCTTGTATGCCTTACACACACTCTCTACCCAATTCATGTCCCGCCCTGTTGCATCCTTAATCTTGATGCGTTCTTTCACTGGTGCATACAGGTCACGAGCCTTACTTGGATTAGATTTTACTTCTTGCATCGTCATGCCTGTAGCTGCTGTCAAGTATCTGGCACCTACACGATGGTAGCCCTCTTCATTACACAAGATAATACAGTTGGCACCCTGATGTGCAAAGCCACCCGGACTGGCAATCAGACTGGCATGAAAGGATGTTTTGCCCGTGTTAGGACGTGCGCCAATCTCAATCAAGTGACCAGCGTTGACACCCTCTACCTTACGAACCAACGTAGATATATTAAATGTCCAACGTGCCTCAAGATCATTACGATCTAGTAGCGTCTCTAGTTCGATGTCATCCCACTCAATCTTCAAGTTAGGTGTAAAGTCATCACCATACTGTTCTAGCATCTGACGCAGAGGCTCAAGGCTAGACTTGTCACCGTTGACATAATCGAAGCCAAGATTAGCGATGTCCTCACCGATAACCTGTTGAAATAGCTTAGACAATACTTCTTGTGCTACGTCGCCACCCATTGGCTGCTCACGCTTGATGCTAGAGAACAGGGATGAGAAGGCTTGCTTCTGTGCTGTTGTCATCGTTGGATTGTTCGCCATGAACAATGCCTCTATCTCATCAGGTGTAACGGTACGCTCGTAGCGATCCATTGCTGTGTCGATAGTCTGTTTAATCTTCCGTACATCCTTACTGAACAGACGATCAGGGCAACGTGAGCCACGATGTTCGTCATAGAACTCTCTGTCCATAAGGCTTCTAATCAGTGATAATTCCATTTAACTTCTCCATATCTGTCGGGTTACGATACTTTATATCATCTTCTAATTTTAGTACACGAACATCTTTCACATGTCCACGTAATTCTTTTGCCATCTGTAAAGTTTTAGGAAGCGCGTCGGGGTCTAACGCTATGATGGCTGTTGAGAACTGTGCGAGATACCTTCTATGCGAATCTTGGAGAGATGTTCCAAGAAGTGCAACCCCGACAAAGGAACCGTAACCAACAACGGCTGCACTCACACAGTCCTCAACAACTACAGCCACTTTACCACAGCCATGTGTGTATGGCAAGCCACTATTTCCATACCTTTTCCATTTAGGTATTCGCTTAGATAATGTTCTGCCGGTGGCATCTACCATCCTGCCCTCATGCATTACGGGGAATACAACACGATCCTCTTTGACATCATACATAAGATTAAGTTCATCCTGATCTAGCTGCCATCTAGCACACCATCTATTCATGTACAGCATATCTCTACGGGGCAGTACATATTGTGGCAGAACAAAGGCATCCTCACTGTTAGTGTTAGTTCCTTTGAACCCAGCTTTTATGTCATCTACAGACAAGTGAACACGGGTGCTACCACCAACAGTACAGGATACTTTGTAACAATTCCACAAGAGTGTACCCATATTGTTAGTTATACTGAATGTCTTTATGCCATTACAGACAGGACAATTCATACGCTTAGTTTCACCATTAGCTACATCGTAGTCATTTGGATTAATCATTTATATGTCCTTTCTATATACTATATATAACTATATATATAGTTTGTTGCGGCAGTTGAATGCTTATATCATGTATTCTTTCGTGCTGTCAAGGCACTTTCTGCACTTCGATATGTATTTTTTAGGTAAGGCTTTACTGATTGTGGATTAGCATGTCCTGTAACCGACATGATTTGTCCAATACTAACACCGGCCTCTACCATCTCTGTTGTACCTGTGCGTCGTAAGTCAGATAGTCGTAGGTCATTAGATAGTCCAGCATCGTCCATTAGCTTACGTGCGTACAGGGGTAGCTTATATATTGAGTATGGAATATACTCACCCTTCTGTGGCTCTGGACGGGGTGCGACATAGGGTTGAAACCCAAAGTCCTGCTCCTGTTGTACTAGCATGTCGTACAAGTCGTCATCAATAGGTAATTCAACCTGTGCATTACGCTTCGACTGTAGGATTGTAACCCTACGCTTTTCAAAGTCAATCCTATCCCATGTAAGAACACGCATGTCACCTACACGCTGACACCATTGATATGCCATGTGAGCAATCAGTCCAATGTTACGGGTGCTAAAATCGCTGTACGCTGCGTCGAGTAGATTAGTGACATCTTCCCTAGTCCACACAACCTTACGGGCCTCTGTGGCCCTCCTACGGACGACAGAGAAGGGGTTGATGCTGCAATGCTCCATACGGATACCGTAGTTGAACAACATCCTTGCTGCACCCAGCGTGTGATTGGCAAATGATATACCACGATCACACCACTGGTCATAAGATAGCTTGGCTTGCTTGGTAGTTATATCAGTAAAGACAATCTCACCAAGCGCAACATCATCCACTGTGGTTTTCTGCACGACATCAATCAAATACTGATAGTGACGTTTTGTCTCATCACGTAAGTGTTTGAAATCGTGAGAAGAATAATACTCGTCTGCTAGTGTGACTAGTGTCATTTTCATCTAGCGTCTCCCCTTATTCTCCACAGTAGGTAGGCTGTGTCTGTTATACGTTCCTTCCACATAAGATTATCAAAAAGGTGGTCAGGGATGCCACCGATACCATAGTGTGCGCCAGCTATCATGCCAGCCACAGCACCACAAGTGTCACTGTCATGCCCACGGTTAACAGCCTTGATGACACAATCCTCAAAGTTGTCAGTAGTCTGGAATGCCCACATGGCACAACGATATGTTTCAGGAACATAACCCCCGGACAGTACATCATTCCTGTCTATGTCAACGTCATGCCGGTACGTATCATATCGGGCCAGTGCGTCAGCATGCCACAGTTCCTCTGCAAAGATTTTGCTGAACCTGACAGCAGTCTCACTGCCATGTGTCAGAAGGGTTTGCTGTGTCGCCCACGTGATAGCAGTTGTCTTGTCTGGAGCAGCAATAATAACTGGAGCCATACGCATCAAGGCACCATTACCAGAAGATTTGTCACCAGACTGTCCTTGATAGGGTCGTGTCTGATCAGCAATAAATCCCTCCAGTGCGCGTTGTGTTGTCTGTCCTATGTCAAAGCACCTGCCGCGAGGAATATAGTCGCCGTGCATGTACCACTTGACAAAGTTGGTCATAGTTTGATGTGGATTGAAACCATTGTATTCAATGATAGCGTCTGCCATTGCCATTGCCATAGCCGTATCATCTGTCCACTCACCTATTTGCATGTCATGTGCGCCACCTGTAGCATACTTAGTTATATAGTTTTTGGGTTCTCTGCTAGGGGTAAACTCTAGGGGTGCGCCAAGAGCGTCACCCACTGAGAGTCCAACCAGCATACCCATTGCTTTATTGGCTGTTAGCATTATCTTTTTCCTTTTCTTTCCATACGTTGTTTAAGAACCGTTTATGGAAATCCTCAACACCCTTACTACGGTAGGTTGTATTACTTTGGGCATACCTTGCTCTCCACCTTCCAGTGGAAGGCCAGTAGATGTATTGTTTACCATGTTCGTTCCACACATACATCATACTGACTGCATTATTAACCCACTCATACTTTATACCATTATTGGTTAGGTATTCTTCGGCTCCATCCTCACCCTCTTCTGTGTACCAGTACGCCATTACGCTGCCACCGACTGAAACGCTGGATGCTCTACCCAATTTGCTACTTCAAGTTCACGCTTGAACATGCTGACAGCATTGGTATCTTTACGAGTACGACGCAGAGGAAAACCGTTACGCTCATCATTGTACGTTGCATAGTTTGTAAAGGCAGAGTACAGAGAATACAAATTGCGTCCACGGCGACTAGCTTCTTGACTGTACAGGGTGTACATCTTCTTAGCTTTCTCATCAGACGGCATGATCCTCTCAAGCATGTCCTTAACATTGACACCCACAAGACTGCTGTTTGCCCAGCGTTGCATCTGTTCTGCATGTGCAGTGAAGTCTTGCTGTGACCTTTCCAGTTCTCTAGTAAACCTGTCAAGACAGAAGTTAGCTGTGTTCTTACGCAGCACCTTGTCATGCTTGCCCCTGATCTGCCCATTGAGACA